TTCTAAACATGGATCTTTATCTAAAAATTATTTCGTAGTAAGACTTAGAAAAGTAGCAGCTAATCAGGTGGCTTCTCAAGTCTTTCAAGATATTAAGGCTAAGCAAGCAATCGCGCAACAACCAGGTGTAGTTACTGCCGCAAAAGTAGAGGCAGCACCTAATGGCCAAGCCAGTAACTGATTTAGAAAAACTTAAAGCCGTTTGGTACAAGAAACTAGCAGATACCGGTTTTGTAGACGTTGAAACAGATGAGTGGAACCTTAAGAATACATTTGATAGCAGTAGATTCACTAGGAAAAAGAGTTTAGATACATATAAACAAAAGGCTGAATATTATTATATGACTGATCATTTCTTAAACACTCATGCGTTTGAAAATGAACTTGAAAAAGTCATCTGGGAATATCATTGTAATGCTGTGAGTACCAGAGATATAGCCGATACTTTGACTAAAACTGGACTTAAAAATATGGGCCGCTGTACTGTTTGGAAAGTAGTCAAAAAACTTAGACTTATAATGTATAGGTTATATTTATCTAAATGAGCAATTTTAAAGGACTATACGACATTAGAGATATGCAATCCGACGATAAGAACTTTATCATGGCTACATTTCTTAGAGGGCTATACTACGGTGACTCTTGGTTTAGCTTAATACCCAAACAAATCTTTATGGATAACTATAAGAAGTTTATAGAAAATCTTTTACTTAGTCCTAAAGTTACAGTAAAAATTGCTTGCCTTAAAGAAGATTCTAGTGTAATAATTGGATATAGCGTGTTGAGTTCAGATTTTCAAACAATTCATTGGACATATGTTAAAAGCGTTTGGCGCGAACGGGGCATTGCTAGAAGTCTGCTACCTAAGCATCCTACGACTGTAACACATTTATCTAAAATAGGATTGTTTCTATTACCTAAATTTCCAAACGCGGTATTTAACCCATTTAACGTATAGGAGAATATATGTCAGGTAAATCACGTTTTCAACCACGAAATCCGTTGAAGGAACAAAAAACTGTTCCACCACGTCCAATGAGCGAAATTCAGAATAGTTATAGTCAGCTAGCTTACAAAGCTGGTGAACTACAGTATCAATTACATATATGGAAGTTAGAACTAAGTAAAGTAAATGAAGCCATGGTTGCAGTTAATCAAGAAGCTGCTGCTAGACAACAATTGGATGCAGCAGCTAAGAAAGAATCAGAAGAAGCAGCACAAAGTACACCGTTAGAAGGAGTTTCAAATGAGCAGCAAAATTAATGGTAAAGAACTGTCTTACGCTGTATTGCACAATCCCATTTTTATTCCGGATGCTGGTCAGTTTGGGCCTACTCTATCTAAAACAACTAATGGAATGTTTAAGGGCGTTAAAATGACTATAGAAGAACCTTGGGTTATCTTGGAAATTCAAAATAAGTTGGGTCAACTAGTAACAGTACCTGTTCCTTTAGAAATGTTCACTCACACAGTATTAGTAGGAAGTCTATGAAAGCAGTTTTAGAATTTGTTTTGCCTGAAGAAGAAAGCGAATATACATCTTCAGTAAATGGCATCAAATTTCAATCTGTATTACAGGATTTTGATAATATGCTTCGTGCAGACATTAAATATAATAACAACATTTCTAAAGAAGTTTTAGAAAAAGTTGAATTTATAAGAGCAGAACTACACAAACTATGTCTAGAAAGAAACGTATCAGTTTGGGATTAAATTGGGACAGAAAGTGTCCCAATATTAGGAATCGGGACAAATGAAGCATTATAGTAAACCAACGACTGTCATACCTACGATAAACGAAGAAAAAGCTGAAGATCCTATAATTTCAGATATTTCAGTTGCTCGGCTTATAGATAATGGTTTATTGGCCCTTCATCGGGAGATGAGAAATCTACTTTTATTATCCGCTAAAGGTAAATTGGATGCAGCAGCTAGTCGTGATTTGAGAGACACCATTAAGCTTTTGTTCGAGCTTAAAGATAGAGAAAATGAATCATTACGTGGACTTACTGACGAACAACTCGAACAGAAAGTAAAAGAAGCTTTAAAAGATGGCAATAAGTAAAGCTGGAGTTTTAGTAGAAACTTTATCTAGAAAGTCTTTACCTGATAACAGGGTGAGTCTTAGTACAGATTTTCCTTCTCAAAATGCATTTGTCAATGATACATCTAGATACATAGCTGCACAGTGCTCACGCCGAGCCGGTAAAACCAATGGTTTAGCCTTACGTTTCTTTAAAGCTATGGAAAAACATCCCAAATCTCAATGTTTATATTTAAGTTTGACTCAAGACTCAGCTAGGTCAATCATGTGGCCTATACTCCATGAAATTAATGATAGATTCAATATAGGATGTCAGTTCGCTGAATCTAAATTAGAGATTAAGCATCCCAATGGCGCCCGATTAAAGCTAATGGGTGCTGATCTTAAAGATTATATAAAGAGGCTTAAAGGAAGAAAGTATCCTGCCGTTGGTATTGATGAAGCCCAAGACATCGGTCCGCATCTACAAAGCCTTATAGACGACGTATTGACACCATCTATAGCTGACTATCCAGATGGCTGGTTAGCTTTGACTGGTACTCCTGGACCTGTTCCTTCAGGATTGTTTTTTGATATAACGCAAAATGATAAATATGGGTTTAGTGTTCATAAATGGTCCATTATGGAAAACCCGCATATGCCAAATCCTCAGAGTTTCTTAGCTGATCTAAAAGCCAAACGACAATGGGAAGATACTAATCCTACACTTCAAAGAGAATGGCTTAACCGGTGGGTATTAGATGTTGATTCTCTTTGGATTAAATATAAAGAATCATTGAATGATTACAATAGTTTACCTAATGATATCCAACATAAATGGAACTATATTTTGGGCGTTGATATAGGATTCAATGATGCAGATGCCATCGCTGTAGTCTCCTGGTGTGAAACTTCTCCAGTCACATATCTAGTAGAAGAGTGCATCACTAAAAAACAGGGTATATCTAGTTTAGTGACGCAGATAGATAATCTTCAAAAGAAATATGGTGCTTACAAGATAGTCATGGATGAAGGTGCTTTGGGTAAGAAGGTCGCTGAAGATATCCGGCAAAGATTTGGTTGTCCATTAGAGCCTGCTGATAAAGCTCACAAACAAGATAACGTTGAATTTCTCAATGATGCTATGCGGTTAAGCAAGTTTAAAGCCAAAAAACAATCTCAATTCGCTCAAGATTCCTATTTAGTACAAATCGATTGGGATAAAAGCACTCCCAAACGGCTCGTTCTTAAAAAGAAACCACATAGTGACATTATTGATGCTGTATTATATGCTTTTAGAGAATCTTATGCTTATACGCATAAATTAGAAGCGCAAAAGCCAAGATATGGTAGTAAAGAATGGGCAGACAGCCAAGTTTCAGAAATGTGGGAGAAAGAATTGGAAGGTTATATGAAAGAAGAAGAATATTCGAAATGGAGCAGAGGTGAAGAATGAAATGGTTATAAATACTTTCATAGATTCAAGTATTGAGGATGAAGTAGAGTTGAATGAATTAGAAAAGCTATTTTATAATCCTCGATCATCGTACGAAGGTGATTTTCTTCATGCAACCCAAATAGAATTTGGTAAAGCATGGCGTGCAATTTTAGATGATATAGAAAAGGATTTATTTTGTGAAAAAGAAAAATGATAAATCATCAGAATTACGAGGATTGGAAGCTTGGCTTCCATTTAAACGGGAACTTAATGAATTAGAAGAGCTTTTTGAATCTGATTCATTTTTTAGCGTCCCCAGATATAATTCAGATACAGGTACTCTAATTTCCTATACACCACCACATCCTAATGTTATTTATCCACCTAAAATAAAGGTAACAAATGGGTAACACGAGTAATATTTTAGACGAAGAGTTAAAAAAATTAAACGATTTAGAAAAGCTATTTTATAAACCGCCAAAATCTTTTAATAGACACAATCAGATAATTGCGTTGAAAGAACTATACAAAGACGAGCTACTCTCTGATTTAATATACAAAGACGAGCTACTCTCTGATTTAATATACAAAGCTAATCCTATGTTAGCAAAAGTCGATAAAAACCTTAAAAAATAGGCTGAATTGACAGAAATACTCCTATAAGCTTGGAGTATTGCTTGCTTCCTATTTTTAAAAAGAAAGAAAGATCACCTGGCGTAGCACTTCTAATTAAAGATAGAACACAAGAACCTCAAGAAAATCAAGAAGATAACCAAGCTGAAGCTATTGAGGCATGCGCTGCTTCCTTAATCGTAGCCATTCATGCCCATGATATTA